TCAGACCGCGGAGCGGGTCCGGTACTGCCGGCGGCGGATGAAGTAGTAACTCAGTTCCACGATGCAGCAGAGGGTCCAGCCCACGGGATAGCCCAGGCCCACCAGCCGCGGGGTGTTGGCCACCAGGTGAGTGATGAGATAGAGATAGATCTGCCGCACGCCCACGAAGCAGGAGAGCATGATGATCATGGGACCGGCGGAATCGCCCCGGCCCCGGAGGGCGCCGGCCAGCACGTGGTTGACGCAGTTGAAGAGCAGGAAGAAGACGTTGCTGCGGATGAAGAGCACGCCGTAGCGGATCACATCGCTGTCCGGCGAGAAGAGGCGGACGGCGGGGGACGCGAAGACGAAGAGGGCCACGGCGATGACCAGCGTGACCGAGGTGCTGAGCAGCAGCGCGACGCCGGTGCCCTGGTCCGCCCGGCGCTCCTTCCCGGCGCCGATGTTCTGGCTTACGAAGGTGGTGGAGGCCATGGCCATGCTCTGCATGGGCAACATGATGAACTGGTCCAGCTTGTTGTAGCTGCTCCAGCCGGCCATCACGTCCGAGCCGAAGACGTTGACATAGCCCTGGACGAAGATGTTGGAGAAGGCGGTGAGTACCTGCTGGATGGCCATGGGCAGGCCCACGGCAAAGATCTTTTTCAGCAGGAAGAGCTCGATCTTCAGCTCCCGCCAGACGAGGCGGTAGATGTCCTTTGTGCGGGTGAGCAGGAGCAGGATCAGCGCGCCGGAGACGAACTGGGACAGGATGGTGGCCACGGCGGCGCCGGCCACGCCCATCTTCAGCACCAGGACGAAGAACAGGTCCAGCGCGATGTTGAGAAGGCTGGTGAGGATGAGAAAATACAGCGGCCGGGTGGAGTCGCCCACGGCGCGGAGGATGCCGCTGCCCATATTGTAGATGAGAAGGCCTGAGATCCCGCCCAGGTAGATGCGCAGATAGACCGTGGCCTCCGGCATCACGTCCTCCGGCGTGCTCATGAAGTGCAGCAGGGGCCGCACCAGGGCTACGCCCAGCAGGGAGAAGAGCAGGCTCAGTACAAAAGTGGCGGCCATGGTGGTCTCGATGGCGCGGTGGAGCTTTTCCATGTCCCGGGCGCCGAAGTACTGGCCGATGACAACACCCGCACCGATGGAAAAGCCGTTGAAGAAAAAGACCATCATATTGACGATCACGGTGGTGGAGCCGATGGCCGCCAGGGCCTGCTTGCTGACGAAGTTGCCGACGATGACGGAGTCCACCGTGTTGTAGAGCATCTGGAACACATTGCCCAGCATCAGCGGCAGGGCGAAAAGAACCATCTGCCGCAGGATGGAGCCCTCGGTCATGTCTCGGGCGGTGCTGTGGGGGTGAAGTTTCATGAAAATGTCGGCTCCTTTCCTGCAGATTTCCATCAAAGCATAAATCAAAGAGAGCCCCCTGTCAAGAGCGCGCCGCGGGGGATTAACAGCCGTGGGATAATGATTTCGGACGGGAGGGGAGAAGATGGAACGCATGAGAAAGGGGACCGGACCCAAAACAGACTGGGAGCGGATCGAAGAGGATTTCCTGGCCACCGGCCTGAGCTACCGGGCCCTGGCGGAAAAACACGGCCTCAGCCTCAGCACGGTGAAAAAACGGGCGGCGGAGGGGCGCTGGCAGGAGCGGCTCCTCAGCCTGAGGCGGGAGGAGGAGCGGGCCGGGGCGTCCACGGGCGGGCAGCTCCTGGAGCTGCGGGAAAACCGGCGGGCGCTGCTGCTGAACACCGCGGACGACCTGCTGGAGAAGCTGCGGCTGGCCCTGGACCAGCTGGAGCCGGAAAACACCCCGGCCCTGGCAAGCCTGGCCAGGACCCTGAAGGACCTGCGGGAGCTGCTGGGCCTACGCAAGGACGCCCTGGACCTGGAGGAGCAGCAGGCGCGCATCGAAAAAATGCGCAGCGAGATCCGGAAAACGGAGGAGGAAGAGGCCCCTGCCGGGGTGCTGATCCTGCCGGAGATCCGGGACGTGGAGGATGGAGTGACCAGCTGAGCCGGCCGGGGAGGGCGCTTCTTTTTTTGCACATGGATTGTCTCAAAAAGACAGAATCGGAAGCGGGAAGGGAGGGAAGAGATGAGCGATGTGATCTGGCGGCCGCAGGAGAGACAGGCGGTCTTTATGCAGCGGGGCGAGGACGAGGTGCTCTATGGCGGTGCCGCCGGCGGCGGCAAGAGCGACGCTCTGGTCATCGAGGCCACGCGGCAGGTGGACATTCCCTATTACAAGGGGCTGATCCTGCGCAAGACCTATCCCCAGCTCACGGAGCTCATCGAAAAGAGCCGCCGCTATTACCCGGCGGCCTTCCCCGGCGCCCGGTACAACGAGCAGAGGCACACCTGGACCTTCCCCAGCGGCGCCAAGGTGGTCTTCGGTTCCCTGCAGCACGAGCGGGACAAGTTCAACTACCAGGGCAAGGCCTTCGACTTCATCGCCTTCGACGAGCTGACCCAGTTCAGCTTTGAGGAGTACATCTACCTGAAAAGCCGCAACCGTCCCAACGGGCCGGGCACCCGGGTCTACATGCGCAGCACCGCCAACCCCGGCGGCCTGGGCCACGCCTGGGTAAAGGAGCGCTTCATCACCGCGGGGGAGCCCCTGGAGACCCTTTGGGAGGAGGCGGTGGTGGTGTACCCGGACGGGCACAGCGAAAAGCAGCGGCTGAGCCGGGCCTTCGTTCCCAGCACCGTCTTCGACAACCGCATCCTGCTGCAAAACGATCCCCGCTATCTGGCAAGGCTTGCAAGCCTCCCCGAGCGGGAGCGCAAGGCCCTGCTCTACGGAGACTGGGACAGCTACGAGGGCCAGTTCTTTGAGGACTTCCGCATGGAGCCGGACATGCGCGCGGCCAACGCCGCCGGGGTGGACCTGCCCCGGGAGACCCTCCGGCAGCAGCGGCGCTGGTGCCATGTGATCGAGCCCTTTCCCATCCCGGAGGCCTGGAAGCTTTACCGCAGCTTCGACTGGGGCTACAACCGGCCCTTCTCCCTGGGCTGGTGGGCGGTGGACCCGGACGGAGTGGTCTACCGCATCCTGGAGATGTACGGCTGCACCGAGACCCCCAACCAGGGGGTCAAGTGGGTGCCGGAGAAGGTCTTCCGGGAGATCGCCCGGGCGGAGCGGGAGCACCCCTGGCTGAAGGGGCGGCGCATCGGCGGCGTGGCGGACCCGGCCATCTGGAACGCGGAGACCGGAGTCTCCATCGCGGAGACCGCGGGGCGCTGCGGCGTCTGGTTCGAGAAGGGGGACCACCAGCGCATCCCCGGCTGGATGCAGCTGCACTACCGGCTTTCCTTCGATGAAAACGGCTTTCCCGGCATGTATGTGTTCAACACCTGCAAGGCCTTCCTCCGCACCGTTCCCGCCCTGCGCACCGATCCCAACCGTCCGGAGGATCTGGACACCGCGGGGGAGGATCATGTGGCCGACGAGACCCGCTACTTCCTCATGTCCCGGCCCATCCAGCCCAGAAGCACGGTCCGGCCCGACAAATCCAACCCGGGGCCGCTTCACCTGTTTCTGGACATCGAGGAGGCGAAGCTCCCGCCTCCCGTCTCCCGGCCCAGGCTGGAGCGGGTGACGGACGAGGAGAAGGAAGGAGAAAACAATGGAAAAGGATAAGGAAAAGCTTCCCGAAGCCGCCGGGAAGGAGGACTCCCCGCCCATCGGGGAAAAGCAGGTGGAGGAGGCCTACCAGACCCTGCTGCGCTACCGGGCGGGCAAGGCCAACCTGGAAAAGCGCCTGGTGGAAAACCAGCAGTGGTACCGGCTGCGCCAGTGGGAGTGCATGCGCCGGGGACAGAGCGAGGTGGAGCCCGCCTCGGCCTGGCTCTTAAACGCCATCGCCAACAAGCACGCCGACGCCATGGACAGTTACCCCCACGCCAGCATCCTGCCCCGGGAGGAGGGGGACCGGGAGGAGGCCCGGATCCTCTCGGGCATCCTGCCGGTGGTGCTGGACGCCTGCGACTTTGAGGAGGTCTACTCCCGGGCCATGGACGACAAGCTGGAGAGCGGCACCGGGGTCTTCGGCGTGTTCTGGGACCCGGCGCGCCTGGGAGGACTGGGCGACATCCGCATCTGCGCGGCGGATCTCATCGACCTCTTTTGGGAAAGCGGCGTCACCGACATTCAGGACAGCCGGAACCTCTTCTATGTGACGCTGCGGGATAACGATCTGCTGGAGGAGGAATATCCCCGGCTGAAGGAGCGGCTGCAGGCCCCGGGCCTGGATATGAACCGCTATCTCTATGACGACGCGGTGGACACCTCCGGCAAGAGCGCCGTGGTGGACTGGTACTACAAAAAGCGTGTGGGCGGGCGGAGCGTGCTGCACCTGTGCAAGTTCGTGGCGGGGATCCACGAGCCCCTCTTTGCCAGCGAGAATGAGCCCGCCTATGCCGAGAGGGGCTGGTACGACCACGGCCTCTACCCCTTTGTGCTGGACCCGCTGCTGCGCTGCAAGGGCTCGCCCGCGGGCTTCGGTTTCCTGGATATCGGCAAAAAGGCCCAGGAATACATCGACCGGGGCGACCAGGCCATTTTGCAGAACATGCTCTTCAACGCCCGGCCCCGCCACTTCATCCGCGCCGACGGGGCGGTGAACGAGGAGGAGTTTGCCGACGCCGCCCGGGACTTTGTCCATGTGGACGGAAACCTGGGCACGGACAGCATCCTGCCCATCCAGCCCAATCCCCTGAAGGACATCTATGTCACCATCCTCCGGGACAAGATCCAGGAGCTGAAGGAGACCACCGGCAACCGGGACGTGTCCACCGGCGGCACCACCGGCGGCGCTACCGCGGCCAGCGCCATCGCCGCCATGCAGGAAGCGGGCTCCAAGCTCACCCGGGACTGCAACATGGGCTCCTACCGGGCCTTCCGGAAGCTGATCCTGCTCTGCATCGAGCTGATCCGCCAGTTTTACGACGTGCCCCGCTGCTTTCGCATCCTGGGCAACCAGGGCAGGGAGGATTTCATCCGCTACTCCAACCGCTCGCTGCGTCTGCAGAGCGGAGAGGAGCCGGACGCCTACCGGCTGCCCCTCTTCGATATCCGGGTGGAGGCGGAGAAGCAGAGCCCCTACAGCCGCATGGCCCAGAACGAGCTGGCCCTGCAGCTCTACGGCGCGGGCTTCTTCGCGCCCCAGAACGCCCGGGCTGCCCTGACCTGCCTGGACATGATGGACTTTGAGGGCAAGGACTTTGTGCTCAAGGCCATTCAGGCCAACGCCCGGGAACTGGCGGAGGCGGCACCGGTTCAAACGCAGGACCCGGCGGGAAGTCTCCGGGGCGGAGAAGCGCCGGGGGTGCTGCAGGCGCGGCTTCGGACGGCGGAGGCAGGAAAACCCAGATGATGCGAAATGGGGGATCGACAGCATGATCCAGGTCCGTTTTGAACAGAACCGGGAGCGGGGCGTTCTCAGCATGGAGCTCCGGGGACACGCGGGCTTTGCGGCGCTGGGGAAGGACCCGGTCTGCGCCGGGGCCAGCGTCCTGGCCATGACGGCGGCCCAGTGCGTGAAGAGCATGGAGGAGGCCGGGCGCCTGCAAAAGAAGGCCCACATCCTGATCCGAGGCGGAAGGGTGCTGGTGACGGCAAAGCCCCGAAAGGAGGCCTTTGATGAGGCACGGCTTCTCTTCTGGGCGGCCGAGACGGGGCTCAGGCTCCTGAGCGAAGCCTATCCCGGATATATAAAAGTGAAGAGGGAAGAGTGAAAAGTGAAGAATTACGGTATCACACCTGCGGTGTGATGGATTCCAATTTGTCCGCGAAGCGGACACCATAACGATTCACGATTCTTCCTTCCTTCATTCAGTGTCGCCTACTTACAGGCAGAAAGGACGATCGCATGAGCAGATTTTCTCTGAGCCCGCTGTTTGATCTTCAGCTTTTTGCGGAGGACGGGGCAGCGGGGACAGGCGGGCAGGAAACGGCGGCTCTCGCCCGGCCGCAGACGGGCGCAGAGCGCTCTTCTTCCCCAGCGGGGCAGGAGGGCGGCACTCCCGACGCCGGGGAGCACAGAGACGCGGCAGCCGACCGGGCAGCCCGATTCGAGTCCCTGATCAAAGGCGAATACAAGGATCTCTATGATAAACGGGTACAGGACACCATCCAGAAGCGGCTGAAGGGCAGCGCCGGCATCGTGCAGAAATACAGGGAACTGGGCCCTGCCCTGGAGCTGCTGGGCCGGCGCTACGGCGTGGACGCCGCTGACCCCGAGGCGCTGCGCCGGGCCATTCAGGAGGATGCTCCGGCTTCCGGCGACGAGGAGGAGAGCAAAGCCCCGGAGCAGACCGAGGCCCTGCGGCAGGAGCGGGCCAGACGCCAGCTTTCCGACTGGCTGCGCCAGGCGGAAGTGACGAAGTCCCGCTACCCCAGCTTCGACCTGCAGCAGGAGGCCAGAGACCCCCGCTTCCGCAGCCTTCTGCGCAGCGGCGTGCCCCTGCAGACCGCCTTTGAGGTGCTGCACCAGCAGGAGATCCTGCCCGCGGCTATGGCCTATTCCGCGAGACGTGCGGAGGAGCGCATGGCGGACAGCGTCATCGCCGGGCAGCTCCGCCCCGCCGAGGGGGCCATGGGCGGCCAGAGCCCGGTGCTGAGCAAGCGGGACGTGAAGTGCCTGACCAGGGCCGAGCGGGACGAGATCGACCGCCGCGTGGCAAGGGGAGAGAAGATCCGGTTTTAAGAAACCCCTATCGGCCTTCGGCCACTTCCCCCGGAGGGGGAAGCAAGAGAACCCCTATCGGCCTTCGGCCACTTCCCCCGGAGGGGGAAGCAAGAGAACCCCTATCGGCCTTCGGCCACTTCCCGCCTTGCGGTGCCCGGAAACTGCTGCGGGCTTACGCTGATCCTTGCAGTTTCCGACCGCTGCGGAAATTCCGGCTTCGCTTGATCTGCCACCGGCAGCGCGAAGCCGAAATTCCTCCAGAAAAATGCGGGTGACCGCGAGGCTCGCCCGACAAAAGCGTATGGAGAGGAGATAAGCACATGAACAAGACCCCTGATTTCATCCAGCTGTTTGCCACCCAGACCACGCTGCTGAACAGCACCGGGAACGACCTGTCCCCGGAGATGAAAACCTATTACGACCTGCGCCTGCTGGACTATGCCCAGGCAAACCTGGTGCACGACCAGTTCGGCCAGAAGCGCCCCATCCCCAAAAACGGCGGCAAGACCATCGAGTTCCGCTCCTTCAGCCCGCTGGCCAAGGCCACCACGCCCCTCACCGAGGGCGTGACCCCCAGCGGCAACCAGCTGGACGTGAAGACCATCACCGCCACCGTCAGCCAGTACGGCGACTTCATCGTCCAGTCCGACGTGCTGGAGCTCACCGCCGTGGACAACACGATCCTGGAGGCCACCAAGCTGCTGGGCCGTCAGGCCGGCGTCACCCTGGACACCGTCACCCGCAATGTGATGGTGGGCGGGACCAACGTGATGTACGCCCCCAAGATCAACGCCTCCACCGGGGCGGAGACCCCGGTGACCTCCCGGGCAGGCCTGGACAATACCTGCGTGCTCACCGTGAACCTGGTGGAGCAGGTGGTGGCCGAGCTCCGTGCCCAGAACGCCCCCACCATCGACGGCGACTACATCGGCATCATCCACCCCTACACCGCCTATGATCTGATGCGGGATCCCGACTGGCGTGATCCCCACAAGTACGCCGACACCACCAACCTCTATGAGGGGGAGATCGGCAAGATCGGCGGCGTGCGCTTCGTGCAGAGCACCGAGGCCAAGATCTGGCGCGACAGCACCTGCCCCGCCCAGAGCGGCGCAAACCCCGCCTATTATGCGGTGTTCGCCTCTCTCTTCTTCGGCGACGGCGCCTACGGCACCACCGAGGTGGAGGGCGGCGGTCTGCAGACCATCGTGAAGCAGAAGGGCTCCGCCGGCACCGCCGATCCCCTGGACCAGCGCTCCAGCGTGGGCTGGAAGGCCCTGAAGACCGCGGAGATCCTGCTGCCCAGCTACCTGATCCGCGTGGAGCACATGTGCCGCCGGTACAGCGCAAACGCCACCGCCAACTAAGCATAAAACAAAGGACTGCAGCGGGCCGCCGAGGGCGGCGGCCCCTACAGTCTGAAACGAAAGGAGAAATACCATGGCAGAGAGCAAGAATCAAGAGCAGGCTCCCGATCGGGAGAAGCTGATCAGCATCCGCCTGCCGCTGACCAAGGAACTGCAGAACGACGTGTTCGTGCGGGTGAACCACCGCACCTGGCTCATCAAGCGGGGCGAGACCGTGAAGGTGCCCGCCTGTGTGGTGGAGGTGCTGGAGCACGCGGATCAGGCCACCGCCGAGAGCCTGCAGTACCAGGCGGCCCACGAGAGCAGAAGCTGAGAACGGGGAGGACGGGGAGCGCGGAAGCGCTCCCCGGTGTGAGAGAGTGAAATGTGATCCGCTTCGCGGGGACCTCATCCACCGCAAGCGGTCCCCCTTCCCCCTGAGGGGGAAGGCTTGATAGAGGAACCTGTATGGGAGGAGAATCAAAAATGACCGCAATGGACGCGATCCGGGAGGCGGACCGGCTGAGGCCCAACAGCTACCCCACGGAGGAGAAGCTCCGCTGGCTTGCGCGCCTGGAAGCGCGCATCCGGGAGGAGATCCTCTTTCATTATGAGCCGGAGACCGCCGCGGCGCAGGAGGCCGACCCGGAGGAGCCGGACCGCAGGCTCTTTGTGGAGGCGCCCTATGACGAGATGTACGTCCACTGGCTCTGCGCCCAGATGGCGCTTTTTGAACAGGAGCTGGAGAGCTTCAACGCGGCGAACGCCCTGTTCGAGGCGGTGTTTGCCCGCTTCCGGAACGCCTACAACCGGGAGCACCGGCCCAAAACGAGAGAAAAGCGCTATTGCTGAGGAGGCGGCGCCATGTATTATCCGAAACTGAAGCCCCTGAGAAGCCGACGCGTCACCACGGACCGCTTTCGCGGCTATGAACACCGTCTGCGCATTCCCGACGGGGCTTTTTTCAACACCGAAAACCTGTGCGGGGATCAGTACCCCCTGCTCTCCAGCAGGAGGCCCAGGGGCCTTGTGGCAAATCTGGAGGATCCGGGCGGCCTGCTGGAAAAAGACGCGCCCTGCTGGGTGGCCGACGGGACGCTCTATGTAAACGGGTATGCCACCGCCCTGACGGGACTATCCCCCGGAGAAAAGCAGCTGGTCAGCATGGGGGCCAATGTGCTCGTTTTCCCGGACAAGGTCTATTACAACACCGCGGACCCCACGGACTTCGGCAGCATGGAGGCGAGCTACACGACGCTTGGCACGGTGACCTATACCCCCTGCGACGTGGACGGGAAGCCCTACACCATCACCAGCACCGGGGCACGGGAGCCCACCGCCCCGGAAAACGGGGAGATCTGGATCGACACCGCTGACGGCGGCACGGTCTACCGCCAGTGGAGCCAGGTGAGCCTCCTCTGGGTGGAGATCGAGACCGTGTACACGCGGATCGGCTTTACCAGCCGGGGCGAGATCCCGCGGCTGTTCCGGCAGTACGACGGGGTCAGCGTCTCCGGCAGCCAGAAGGAAGAACTCAACGGGGAGAAGATCCTTTACGCGCTTGGCGGGGACGAGAATACCGACGACTATGTAGTGGTCACGGGGCTGCTGCGGGAGGCTAATACCGACGAGGAAAGGCAGCTGAAGCTGGAGCGAAGACTTCCTCCCATGGACTATGTCTGTGAGTGTCAGAACCGGCTTTGGGGCTGCTTTTACGGCAGTGACGGGGAGAAAAACCTGAACGAGATCTACTGCAGCGCCCTGGGAGACTTCAAAAACTTCCGGCAGTACCTGGGCCTGAGCACGGATTCCTGGACGGCCAGCGTGGGCTCCGACGGTCCCTGGACCGGGGCGGTGAACTATCTGGGCACACCCTGCCTTTTCAAAGAGAGCCGGATCCACCGGGTCTCCGTCAGCGCAGCCGGCGCCCACCGGCTGGAGGAGACCGTGTGCCGGGGCGTGCAGCGGGGCAGTCACAAGAGCCTCTGCGTGGTGGGGGAGACTCTGCTGTACAAGAGCCGGACAGACGTCTGCGCCTGGCAGGGAGGCTTTCCCCAGAGCGTGAGCGGTGCGCTGGGAGAGGAGAGCTGTTACGAGGCCGCCGCCGGCAGCATCGGGGAGAAATACTACATCTCCATGCGCAATGCCGCGGGGGCCTGGAGCCTGTACGTCTATGACCTGGGAAAGGGGCTCTGGTATCGGGAGGACGGACTCCACGCGCTCTGCTTTGCCCGCTGCGGCGACAGCCTGTACTGCATCGACGCGGAGACGGGAGCACTCTGGGATCTGCAGGGAGCGGCAGGGGAGCGAGAAGCGCGCTTCTCCTGGCTGGCCGAGACCGGGGTGCAGAGTTATGAGACGGCGGATCGAAAATACCTCTCCCGCTTTGACGTCAAGCTGCAGCTGGCCCGGGGCGGAAGCATGCGGGTCTGGCTGAATTACGACAGCGGCGAGGACTGGCTCCCCGCCGGGGAGATCGAGGGACGGGGACTGGAGACGGTACTGCTGCCGGTGCGGCCCCGCCGCTGCGACCATCTGCGCCTGCGCCTGGAGGGCGAAGGGGAGCTGCGCCTCTTCTCGATCACCAGGACCCTGCGGAAAGGGAGTGATCTGCCGTGAGAGAACTGCCGCCGGTCCTGTCCGGGGATGCGCTGCAGCAGATCGCTTCTCTGCGGGACTATCTGGTACGCGCGGCCCGGGGAAGCGAGAGCGAGACCCTGGAGACGGTCACGGCCCATGCTTCCGGCATTTTGAAACAGGCGGGGAGAACGGGCGGACCCGCGGCTCTCCCCGCGGGGGAAAACCAGTCCTCCGATGTGCTGCAGCGGGAGGCAAGGCTCCGCGCCCTGATCGTGAAAAGCGCGGAGGAGAGCCGTGAGCGGGACAGCGTGCTTTTGAGCAGCATCGGGGATCTGGGCTATGAGATGCGCCAGCAGTATCTGGCCAGAAGCGAGTTCGGGGAATACCAGCAGGAGATCCTGCTGCTCATCGACGCCACCGCCCGGCAGATCGTGGAGAGCTACGGCCTTCTGGAGCAGATCCGGGCTGCCCGGGCGGAGCTTGGGGAGATGGGCGAAGCCCTCGCCGCCTATGAGCTGGAGATCAGCGGGCAGATCCGCCGGGGCTTTCTGGAAGACCCGGATACCCACCAGACGGTGCTGGGCATCGCCATCAGCCAGCAGCTGCAATTCACGGGGCAGGAGCTGACGGACGGAGGCTGGGTCTACTACGAGCTGAGCCCGGGCCAGACCCTGGGCCTCTACACCTCCACCGGCTGGCAGTTCTGGGTCAACGGCCGGAAGGTGGGCTGGTTCGACTCCGCCGACGGCATGCTGCACACCGTGAGTCAGGTGGTGGAGCAGGAGATCCGCATGGGCGACTGGCGGATGAGCGCAGTGGGAGGCTTTGGACTGAAGTACATGGGAGGCGGTTGAGATGAGCACGGCTTTGACAACGGAGGACCGGTGGTACCGCGTCGGCGCAAAATATCCCATGCCGGGGAGCCTGGGCTTCGACTACGCGCCGCTGGTGGGGCGCTTCAAGTTCCACACACCGTCCACCGGAGCGACCAGCGTGAGCTTTGCCTCCACACAATATAACATCTACGAAGGGGAGTATACCCCTTACGACTTCGGCTACCGCTTCCTGGTGACGTCGGAATCCACCGGGTACGAAAGCGAGTGGGGAGACGATAAAGGCATCCTGACGGCGCATGTGGGGGATTCCCTGACCGGCAGCGTCAGCATCGAGCTGATGCCGGACCGGGACTATTATCTCTGGATCTGGCCCAGGGTGGACGCCTACCACCGCATGGCACCGGGGACCATCACCGTGACGGTGGACGGCGTCTACGGTACGGCCAGCACCATTACGGCCAGCGACGGAACCTTCGGGAGCCAGATCCCGGTGAGCCTTTCCGTTTCCACGGAAGGCGCGGTCCACGACCTGCGGGTGAGCTGCGCGGGGCGGACGGAGACGCTGCTGAGCCGCAGCACGGCCACCAGCTGCGTCTGGACGCCGGATCTCACGACCTACGCGGCGCTGCTGCCAAACGCCGGCAGCGCCCAGGCGGTCTTCACCTGCGAGACCTTCTTCAACGGCAACAGCGTGGGGAGCACCACGGCGACGATCACCGTCCGCTTTGCCCAGGGGAGCCTGCCGCCGACGCTTGCGGCGGGCTGGGCGGCAGCGGCGGTATACAACACCGGGACCCCTGCGGCCGGGATCACCGTATACGTCCAGGGCATCAGCAAGGCGGAGGTGAGCTTTGACAGCTCGAAGATCAGCTGCAGGAACGGCGCCAGCGTGGCAGGCTTCCGGATCCGCTGCAACGGCGTGACCGTGAACGCAGCGCCCTACCGGACCGGGGTGCTGACGGGCAATGCCGAGATCCTGTGCACGGTGACGGACAGCCGGGGACAGGAGGCCAGCGAGAGCCTGCAGATCACGGTGCAGCCCTACGCGGAGCCGCGCCTCACGGAGGTGACGGTGTTCCGCTGCGACAGCATGGGAGACCCGGCGGACGACGGCCAATACTACAGCGCCAAAGGGAAGGGGCTTTACTCCTCCCTCAGCGGACAGAACAGTATGACGCTGACCGTGGCCCACAAGAGGACGGAGGACGCGGCCTTCGGGACGGAGGTCACGCTGCAGAACGATACCGCCATGGTGATCGGCACCATCTCCGCGGACAGCAGCTATCAGGTGCGGCTGACCGTGACGGACGCGCTGGGGAAGACAGCCAGCGTGACGGTGGCCCTGGCGACCCAGCACTGGGCCATGAAGTTCCGGCCCGGCGGGATGGGCGTAGGCTTCGGGAAGGCGCCGGAGCATGACAACTGCATCGAGCTGCCGTCGGGCTGGGTGATCCGCATCGGCAGCACGATCGTGGTGAGCGAATAAAAGGGAGATCCCTCCGCCATCCGCCTCGCGGGGGATCGGCGGATGCCACCTCCCCTTATTCAGGGGAGGCAAAGAGGAAGGAGGATTGAAATGATCCATGTAATCGTGCGGGAGAGGGACGCGACAGCCCAGGCCACGGAGCCGATCACCAACGGCAGCGTGGGCCTGGAGTGCAGCTTCCGCTTTTCCGAGGACTGGGACGGCCTGGGAAAAGTGGCGATCTTCCAGGGGAGTATGCAGATCATCGACGTGGCGCTGGTGGGGCAGGAGAGCTGTGTGGTTCCGCACGAGGTGCTGCAGCGGGCACTGGGCCACCTGAAGATCGGCGTATACGGCACCGGGGAGCAGGGGCAGCGGGTGACGCCCACCATCTGGGCGGACGCCGGGCGGATCCTGCCGGGCGTGGAGCCGTCCGAGATCGAGCCGACACCGGCCACCCAGAGCCTGGTGCAGCAGATCCTGGAGGCGGCGGAGAACGCGGAAGAGCTCGCGCAGAGCGTCCGGAACGACGCGGACGCCGGCGAGTTCGACGGGGCGGACGGCGTTTCTCCGAGCATCAGCGTGACGGACATCACAAACGGGCACCGGGTGACGATCACCGACGCGGACGGCACCCACGTGTTTGACGTCATGGACGGAGAGAAGGGCGATCCCGGTGAGAGCATTGCCTACTACCATGCAACCGTCTTCTCCGATGGGACAACGAGCCTGCCGCAAGACATGCCAACGCCGCTCGAACTCGCGGAGACCTACAGCGACGGCGCCGGTCTGCTCCCGGTTCTCATCTTGCATGATAGAGGATGGCTCTATCGCGATACGGTGAGTTTCACCACCACGCATCTGGACCTGATGTATTCACAGTATAATACCAGCGGTGCAAAGCTTGCATTATTCGAGGGGACCTTTGAGAACCGAGACGGAAGTGGGCCCTGGCACGTATGGGTCAAAGGCATCCAGAACAACGGCAGAACCACCTGGACCATCGGCAAGGAAGCGCTGGGGGGCGGCGGATCGGAAGAGATTCTCTGGGCCACTTACAACACGACCACGGAAGCGGAGATCACAGCTGCTGTCACGGCGGGGAAGACCGTCCTGTGCAAGATCAGCGACGAGATTTTCTACCTTGTCAACAAAGCTGCCATCGGGCCGTCCGGTTCCGCTTGGCTGTTCGCCAGCGCGAACCAGACCAGCATGCGGGTGACCTGGGTTTCCGGCAGCTACTGGAACAGTATCGGCACACGGACGATCCCGGCCGCAGCCTCTGACATCGGCGCGATCGCGGCGCCGTCTTCCCCAGCGACCGGCGCGTTCCTGGTGTGGAACGGCACGGCATGGGTGGCGCAGACGCTTGCCACATGGCAGGGAGGTAACTACTGATGGCTCTTGACAAACTTGTGGACAGCAGCCAGCTCGACACCGACCTGACTTCCGTCGCCAACGCCATCCGCACGAAGGGCGGCACCAGCGCACAGCTTGCTTTCCCGGCGGGATTCGTCAGCGCGATTGAAAACATCCCCAGCGGCGGTGCGAGTGGCCTGACACTTCTTGGCAGCGGCACTTACACCAAGACCAGCGACACGGCAAGCATTTCGATTCCGGTGACATACACGGGGACGCCTAAACTGTTTTATGCAGTAAATACAACACCGAAGGCAGCCACCGAACAGTCGGTTTTGTTCGGGCGATGGATAAGCTTCGAAGAGTCTGACGCGGAAAGTGTTATCCCTGTTGGTGGTTTGTGGATGGCGAAGGGCTTGACCGCCAGCGGAGCACTTAAGACAACCGTGGTGTCTACTATTATTCCGAAATTAACAGCCACAACAATGTCAAGCAGCAGACCAGGAGGAGGATGGACTCACTGCGCTGGAACTTGGCACTGGTATATCTATGGGGAGGCGGCAACATGACAGCATTCTACAAAATAGTTGAGGATGGATTTGTAACGGGTTTCGGAACCAACGGCAGCGATGAAGTGACCGGGATCACGGAAACCGAGTACAACGCGCTGGCAGATATGATTGCCGACCGCCCGACCGCCCCGGAGGGCTATGCCTACATGATTCAGGACGATCCCCGCGAGTGGGTGCTGGTGGAGCTGCCGCCCGAAGACCCGGATCTGACAGCCGACGAGGCGATGGAAATCCTGCTGGGAGGTGCGGAATGAAACGGTCCAAACTGCTGGCGCTCCGTGCGCTGATCGAGAAAGCTGCCGCGAGTCTACCGGACGAGGACGCGCTGGACGGCGTGGAGCTGTTCCCGGCGTGGGAAATTGAAAGGCTTTGCAAGGTTGATGAAAGGCTCCGCTACGGCGGCAAGCTCTATCGTTGCGTCCAGGCCCACACCAGCCAGGAGGGCTGGGAGCCGGGCAAGACTCCGGCCCTGTGGACGGAAGTGGCAAAGCCCGGTGAGATCCCCGTGTGGAGACAGCCGACGGGAGCGCAGGACGCCTATAACAAGGGCGACAAAGTGCACTACCCCGACGCAGACGGGCCTGTGTACGTCAGCATCGTGGACGCGAACACCTGGGCTCCTGACGTATATGGCTGGGAGCTGGCGTAATGCCCTACCGGAAAGTGACGTACATGGAGCAGATCCTGTATTTGCTCCTGTACGGGATCAAACATGGATTTGGAGGTGAGGAGCGTGACAGAAAAACAGCTCCGCGCAGAGATCGTAAACCAGGCAAAAAGCTGGGTAGGCCGGAAGGAAAGTGACGGCACCCACCGGGTGATCATCGACGTCTACAACAGCATTTCCCCGCTGCCTCGCGGGTATCGGATGACCTATTCCGATCCGTGGTGTGCCACATTCGTTTCCGCTTGCGCCCAGGTCTGGGGCCTGACGAAGATCGTCTTCCCCGAATGCGGCTGTGCGCCGATGATCGACCTTTACAAAAATGCTGGGCGCTGGATGGAAGATGATGCCTACGTTCCCAAACCCGGCGACGTGATCTTCTACGACTGGCAGGACTCCGGATATGGGGACAATACCGGCGCCAGCGACCACGTGGGCCTGGTGGCCAGCGTGGACGGGAATGTGATCAACATCATCGAGGGCAACTGCGGGAACATGGTGCAGTACACGGCCCGCAAAATCAACAGCCGTTACATCCGCGGCTACGGGCTGCCGGACTACGCCAGCCTTGCCGACGGCATCGAAGAGCCTCCCGGCGTGGTGATCATTCCGGACGAAGACACCTCATCCGACGCTGACGCGTCACCTTCCCCTCCAGGGGAAGGCTGCTGCATGGTGGGGCTGCCGGAGCTGATGGTGGGAGACGAGGGCGAGGCCGTGCGGGCCGCCCAGTCCCTGCTGGAGCTGCGGGGCTTCCGCTGCGGCTGGATGGGCTGCGACGGGGAATTCGGCGACAAGACGCAGAGCGCCGTGGGCAAGTTCCAACGTGCCCGGGGACTGACGCAGGACGGCATCATCGGGCGCGAGACCTGGGCTGCGCTGATCAAGTTAACATAACATAGGAGGAACGAGCATGACTTCCGAAGAAAAAGCGAGAGAGATCAAGGCCCTTCTCACCGCTGTGCTGGCCTTTTTCACCGCCCTCTGGGGCTGGCTGGGCTGGGCGGTGATCGTCCTGATCGCCTCCATGGCTCTGGACTGGATCACCGGCTCCTGGGCGGCCAGCGCAAAGGGCGAGTGGTCCAGCGCAGCGGCGCGGGAGGGCCTGCGGCACAAGCTGGGGGAGATCGCGGCCCTGCTGGTGGCAGCCCTCTGTGACATCGCGGTGCGGGTGATCTTGAACAGCGCCGCGGCCGATTTGCTCCTGGGCTGGGAATACGGCAATTACATGACGCTGCTGGTCTGCGTGTGGTACATTTTCACGGAGCTGGGCAGCATCGTGGAAAACGCCGGGGAATTGGGGGCGCCCATACCCCAGTGGCTCAGAAAGGGGATCGCCCTGCTGCAGAAAAAGACCGATGGCGGAAAGGAAGATAAGTTTTGAGGAGAGAATCAGAAGAAGACTCAAAACTCAAAACTCAAAACAGAACGGGGATGTGAATATCACATCCCCGTTTCAAGGTGTAGACAAAGTCAAGAAAAGAAAAGGTCTCACCGAGTTTTTCGCCTCGGAAGGCGAAAAATAAAGTTCAATCCGTGTTTTCCGGGGGTGCAGCCTGCAAGTGTGCGAGCGTCTCCCGCAAGCGAGTGCGCGCAGCAGGCTGAAGCCTCTCCTGTCGGCAAAGCCCTTAGGCTTTGTCGACAGTCTGGAACGGGGATGTGAGCATCACATCCCCGTTTTTCTGATTCAGCTGTGCCAGTGGTGATCCCGGAAGAGCTGGTTGAGCTCCTGGAGCGTGAAGCCCGCCTTGCCGTTTTCGATGGCGTCCCGGTAGCTTTCAAAGAGCTCCTTTTGCCGGTTGGAATGCTTGACGCCGTCCATGGCCTTCTCCACGTCGCTGAGCTTGAGCTTTTTGGCGCTGCTGTGAGGATAGTAGCCTCCGCTGTCTCCGCCGGAGGTCGGGGGAAGCTGGCCGGTCTGGCGGAGGTATTCATAGCGCAGGGCCTCCGCCGCCTCCTGGCTCATGCCCGCACCGCTGAGCTCCTCCTCCGTGGGCACATAGCCGGTGGCGGCGATGAGGGCGTAGAGCCGGGAATAGGCGTCGGCTGCCCGGTCATAGGCCGTGTCCTCCCGGTCTTGCTGCCAGGCGCGCTCCTGCTGCCAATCGTCCAGTTCGTCCCGGTAGCGGTCATACTCCCGGTCTGCCTGCCGGCCCAGCAGCTCATACTGCCTCTGCAGAGCGTCCCCTTGGTCCTGATAGCGCTCGTAGGCGGTCTGATACAGCTCCGGGACCAACTCGGCCAGGCCCTGGAGGGCGGCGTCATACTGCTGCTGGCCCACCGCCTGACCGTAGCTGGAGCCGTAGCCGCCGGTGAGGGCGGCGGCCTGGCCCATGCTGTCCTTCATGGCCATGCGGCCCTGCTGGACATAGCGGTCCCGTGTGATACCGTAGAGCGGGTCGGCGCCCGGATCGTATTGGAAGGGGCCGTGGGCGGCGATCTGCTCATAGAGGGCGCTCTGCTTATGCCGCGCCTCGTCCCGGTAGACCGGGGCGGAGTCGGGAAAGCCCGCCTCCTCTTTGCGCTTCTTTTCCTCCTCCTGGGGATCGTTTCGTACGGATTCTGCCATTGTGTTCTCCTTTCAAAATCGTTTGCTTATCTCAGATCATGGGACCGGCGTCCGCCTGGTCCCAGAGCATGCGGGCGATGGGGCAGCTCTGCCATTTGCCGCGGCAATAGGCCTCCTTGTGGGGACCGGCGCTGCCCCGAAAGGCCAGGCGCAGGCTGCTGCGGGGGAGGGGACCCTCGCAGAAGATGACCCGGGGTTGCTCCTCGCAGTAAAAGGGACAGAGCGCGTGGGGACTCACATAGTTGTGGGGCATGCCGCGCCTCCTTTCCGGGGAGAAGGCGGCAGCGGCATCCAATGGGTGGCCCGCTTGACAGCGCTGAAGTCTGCCAGATCCCCGTAGAGAAAGGGGTCCTCGTCCCGGGAGAGGGACCAGTCCTGCCAGAGGGAGCAGACCTCTCCGCTGTCAAAGGCGCAGAGGACTTCCGTCTCCGGCTGGGGCAGGCGCTCCTCCACCGGGATCCACACCGGCACCGCCGGGAACTGGCGGACGATGTGCAGGCAGTCCTCCACCGTGAAGGGGCGGGCGGGGCTGCTGTGCTTGCGGTAAAAACGGATGACGGCCAGCTTGTTGAGAAGCTGGCAGCGGTCGATGTATTGCGGCATGATGCTCTCCTTTCCGCAGCGCTCAGGATCTCCAGCCAAGATCCTTTCGCAGATAATAGATGTTCAGCAGGTTTTCAAAGAGCCGGAACCAGCCTTCCTGTTCGGTGACGCCGCGCTCTTCGCAGTCCTCCTCCGCCCTTCCCAGGCGCAGCACCCGCAGCTCCCGCACCGGGTAGCCCTGCTCCCGGAGAAGCCTGGCATAGGCCGCCAGCTGGACGAAGTACTCGTCATAGATGCGCTTGCCGGTTTTGAAGTCCAGCAGCACCGGCTCCCCGTCCAGGATACAGTAGCAGTCCGGCGTGCCGCCGTAGCGCAGGACCTCGGACACAGAGGATCGCTCGCAGTGCACCGGGCGCAGACTGTGCCTCTCCCGCCAGCGGAGAAAGCAGCGGAAGGCCTCCTCCGCCTGGCTGAGCTCCGCAGGGTCGGCGTTTTCCATGTCAAAGGGCTCCCCCAGCAGGGAGGCGCGGATCATGGCGTGGGCCAGGGTGCCGATGCGGGCGCTCTGCTCTGTGACGCAGGAAGCGTCGATCCCCTCCAGGCCGAGCTTGTTGGCCCAGCGCACCAGGGAGGGCTTGGAAAGCAGCCCCGTCACGGTGGTGACGCCGGGCACCACGGTCCCGTCCTCCAGGCGGTAGCGGCGGCGAACCTTGACAGGGACGGCCGCCTGTTTCTTCGTCATATGCTCTCCTCCTTGCTCTCGACATCCCTCCGCAAGGGCTTGAAATGCAGGCGAAGCAGGCCGTCCTTTCCCCGAAGCCACCGGCCTTCCTGCCTGCGGCGCGCCTTTTCTTCCTTGCTCCAGGGGCAGCCGTCGCAAACGCCGTCGCAGTCCACCGCGGGACGCAGGGGAATCGCCCGGCCCAGCCGGCGGCTGAAGCGGGAGAAGACGCAGGGGAGGGCTGCGCTTGCCTGAATGCTCATAGGCAT